GAGCACGATGTCGGCCACTTCATTGCCGTCGGTGTCGTGTATGATCGGCATCGGAACCTCAGAAATATTCGGCCGTGCGGACACTCGGGCTCGTCGCACCGGTGGTCAGCGCCGACAGTTGAGTGATTTCTGCAAACACCTCATCGCGCCGCGATTTATAGAGTTGCGCCATTTCCGTATTGCGCCCGTGGGCCGCGGCCTCGGTCATCAGTCCGAACAGGTAAGCGTCTGGATATTCGAGCAACAGCCAATTGTCGTTGGAGTTGTTGCCGGCTAGCGATGGAATTTGGCGGTAGTAATGGAATTCGTAGGCGTTGACATCGTCCACCGGCCGGGTGCGCAACAGGGAGCCCTCGATGGTGAACAGTCGCGGAACGCTACCAGTGCTTGCCGTGGTCGGTGGCAAATAGGCTGGGTGCACATAGTCCAGTTCATCCCATGGCCAACGGGTGGCGGCGGCACTCGGCTTGATGGTGCGCCACACCAGATAGTCGCTCGGCAATGTCACCTCGCCGTTGGTGGTGGTGAGATTGGCCACCGCCTCCATCTGCCGCACGCGCAAGCGCCGGTTGGCAGCGAGTTCGAACGTCGTGGTGAAGCTGTCATAGTCGCTCAGAAACCGCTCGTGAAACAGCTTTTTGTTAATCTCGGCTTTGAGCTGCCCGTAGTTGCTAAACGCCATTGTCTTTCACCTTGTTGCGCGGGCGCCCGGGCTTGCGCTTGGGCTCTTCTTCCGGCGGATAGTCGGGCGGGTAGTCGAGCGGTACTTCGGGCGGGTCGTCAAAGAAGCTCACACCGGGCGGCTCATCGGCCGGATCGGCCTCGGTGGCCGGCTCGCGCCATTGCGTCGGTTGCTCATCTTCGACCTTGAAGTATTGGTTGCCGCGTGCCTTGGCGATCATCCATGGATCGTCAACCTCCACGGCCCGCCCAACCGGGAACGCAATCCCGTTCCAGGTGCAGGAGGGAGGCCCTTCGGCCTCCCCCTTCCATGTGATCTTCGTCATTATGACAACGGCTTGACGTATTGCACGATGACGTAGGCATCACCGGTCGCGGTGCCGGTGACGTTGGCGTACACATCGGTATCAGCCGCCAGCGGCTGCACCAACGCTGCCACCGGCACCGTATTCAAACTGCCGGCCGTCAGCGCAACGGCCGAGGCGATCTCCGAGCCAGTGGCCGTGGTGCCGATGCCGAACGCCGGCGTTGAGCCGGTGATCGCGGTTTCAACGTTGGTCGAGGCGGCGGTGATGATCGCACCCGCCGGTAGTGTCCCGATCTTCTTGGTATAGACCGAGATAGCGCCGGCCGGATTAACACGGCCGGCGATGTACTGCACCACGCCATAGCCGATCTCGCGGGCCGACGTGTTGGACATCAGGGTAGTTGTCATAGTTGGTTCTCCTATTCGGGTGTTTCGGTTAAGTAGGGATCAGTCCGAAGCCGAGTTGAAGAACCCGGTGGCAACACCCCATTGCACCAACTTGGTGCCCGACTTGGGGTGTTTCTTGAACATCTTGCCTACGCCGTACGCGGCCTCGATTCCTGTGCCGGTGATAAAGCCATAGTCATCTTCTTTTCTGAAGGTGGGCTTGGCCATCTGCCCGTACGCAATCACTGCCGCCTGCTGGCCGCAGAGGAACACCGGCTCGACGCGGGTGCTACCGTTACCGGCAAGCAGCAGGTTGCCGGTTGTGGGCGCGCCCCAAACGGTACTAACGAAGAGCGAGATCTCCGGCACGCTGCGGACGATCACGCCATCGTACAGCTGATCTCCATCTTGGAATAACGGATTGTCGGGTGCGCCGTTTACCTCACGTCCTTCGCGCGGGCGCGCATCCTTGTTGACTGTCTCCAATGAGATTTTCAGATCCCGGAAGGTGTTCAATCCGGCGAAGCAGACGAAGTACTCATAACCCGAGCGGGTTTTGTATGGTCTAATGCGCGGGTTGGCTCCCATCGCCACCCGCTTGAGCAACGACAGGTTAGCCGCCGTGAACTTGTCGGCGGTGGCGTCGACGTTGCCGAGCGAGGTGGCGTGGTTGGTCGCCGAGTTGGCCGTCGATGCACCGTACAGGATGCGGTCGAGGTTGTTGGTGCGCCATGTGTTTCGTTCAACATCCGTCGCAAGATCGTACTGGATGCCGTTGACGCGGGTGCCCGCCGCCGGCTGGCTCTCCGATGGCAGGGCCATGAATGCCGCAATGATCTCGTCGCGGGTGACCTCGGCAAGCCAATCACTCAACAGCGGCTTGGCCTCGCCGAAGATGTCGGCGCTGTCCTTCTGCTGCTCGGCTTTGGTAGTTGCTACTGCATTTCTTACCCATTCTAGCCAAATTCTCATTCCATAGTCGTCTATCTTTTCTTCATTCCCGACCAGTGGGCCGGTGCTGACACCGGCGCCTTGCAGCCGGGACACCAGCGGGATGTTCATCACTTCGCCGCCGGCCTTCAATTCCATCCGCTTGCGGATGATGGCGTTGAGATCCTCGCCCATGTAGGGCGAGAACATATTCTCGCGCACCCATTCGCGATTGATCTGCTGGGTGAACTTAATCAGTTTATTGTTGGTTTGGATGTCGGAGATGGCCATGGCCATGCACCCTTTCGGTTAGGCCATCCCCGAAATGAAAAACCCGCCACGGGGGGCGGGTGTTTTCAGATCAAAGCTATGGCCGGGTTTAGCGGTTGGCGAAGCTCCACAGACTATCGGAGCTTAGATCGCCCGGCGCCTCGGTACGGTTGGCGGTTGACGCCACCGACGAAAGCGAGGGCGGAAGTTGAACGTTGGGCGGATTACCCCGAGCACCGTTGCCTTGTTGTTGCCGAGCGCGCATCCGCTCCATCATGGCGCGTTGCGCATTCGGGTCGTCGAGCCACTGCTCTTGCTTCTGCTTGATCCACGCATCAGGATCGGCGCCGATTGACGAATACGCCGACACTTGCTTGTGCCATTTAACCAACTCGCCGTAAGGATGCCCCGCGCTCATGATCTGGTTGAACACGAAGTTGCCCTGCGGCGTGTGCCGGAATTGCGCCATCGCCGCCAACGCCGCATCCACCACGGGCTGGGTGAATTGCGTATTGGCAAACTCGCGCGAGAGCCCATCCTTCATCTGCATCATGTAGCGAGTGGCTTCTTGACGCAGAGGGTCAATCACCCGGGTGTTGAGATACTGGTCCGGGTTGTCGAAGATGGTTTCCGGTTGCTGCTGTTGCGCTTGCCGGTTGGGATCGGTTCGCTGCTGCAACTCCATCACCGCCCGCGTCAATTCTGCCGCGTGCGCTTCCAGACGTTGCCTCGCGTCGCGTTCCGCCAGTAATTCGCGCAACGGTACCCGACGATCTTCCGGCTGCCGCTGTTGCGGCGGCTGCTCCTGCGGCTTGGGCGCGAATTTCCCGTCAGGGGCTCGCGGTTGCCCGGGCTGTTGCTGCTGCTCTCCTTGCTGCTGCAGGTCCGGCCGTGTCGACGGCGGCGGCGCGTCCGTATCTCCACCCGGTGATTGCGGGCTTTGCGACGGTTGCGACGGGGACGGCGACGGTGCCGGCGTGGGATCGGAGTTGGCGTGGTCAAATAGCTGTCTATCGGTGATCGTGGTGGCTTCGCCGCCAACACTCCCACCGAGCGGTTGCTCGATGCTCATGGTGTCTCCTTGGCTGTTTCGTCAGCCCATACGGGAACGCCCGATATCGCTCGGGCGGTGCGATGCGGGCCCTGCGTGCGCGGCCCGTGCGCCCGGCTGTGTCGTCGCCGGTTACGAAAGAAGGTTGAGTAGAAGCTCGATCGCCTCTTCGTCGTCGTCAGGATCATCGGTGACGACGGCGCGCTTGACGATCTTGCGTTGCGGCGGTGTCAGGCCTGCCGCCTGCATCTTCGGCATAAGCTCGATCAGCGCCGGTGAAGGCGGTTGCGGAATTTGCGGAATTTGCGGAATTTGCTGCGCAGGTTGCGCAAGCACCGCGTCGATCAGTTCCTCAATCTCGTCGCGTTTGCGCTTCCGGCGCGTGGTCTGGGCCCAAGCGCCGGCATAACCGGAGCCGGGCGACGGCTGCGGTTGCGGCGGCAACACGTCATAACCCGGGAACGTGGCGGCCGTGCCGCTGATAGTGTAGGCGCCGGGTTCGCAGAACAGCGTGAAGTCGCCGCCGGTGATGAACGTCGCCGCAGTGCCGGTCAGCGTGTAGGCGCCGCCCGCGGCAACAGCCTTGCCCGCCAATCCCGCCGAGGTGCCGGTCAACGCATAGTCGCCGGCATTTGCCGTGACCACCACCGCCGCCCCGGCAGTGTCAATGACAAAGCTCGCGGCGGTGCCGGTCAGCGCGTAGCTATCGCCGTCGTAGATCACCCCAACCTGCGGCGCCGGATTGGGTAGGACTGCGTTGCTTTCGTCGCGGTTATTGATCCATTGCCAGTTGATCGTGTTGTCAACCAGCGCGGTGTAGCCCCACAGTGCCGAGGGCCGGATGATGCAGTCCTGTACCGTTACGTTCCACATCGGTTCCGATTGGAACCGGCCATCCGAATAGATCGGCGAACTCCCGCCGTCGATAATCAGGCAGTTGTCGATCAGCTGGCTGTTGCTTGAACCCGAACCAAAGAAGTTGTTGAGGTTGATGCAGGCAGTTTGCGATTGCGTATCGTTCCACAGCGCGCAATGCCGGATAATAAGGTTGTCGATGCCGGCATTAACCTCGATGCAATCGTAATGCGGATCGCCTGCCACCGTGTTGTTGAGATCGTGAATGTAGCAATCGCGGATCAAGGTGTTATGGGTGCCGACGTTGACGCCATTGTCCACGCCGCTGATGTTGCAGCGCAGAACCGTCGCCCCTGTTGCCCCATTGAGCAACATCGCGTTGGTGCAGTTGTCATGACCGTCGAAGGTGCAGTCCTCGATCAGCACATTGTTGCCGCCGCCGAGGCCGTCGTCATAAACCCGCAAGGCGTTGTTGGCCGCTGCACTGTCGAACCAGCAATTGCGGATGGTGACGTTGTCGTGGGTGACGATCATGTCCGCATTGGTCAGATGCAGATTTTCGATCACCTCCCCGTTGGTGCTGGAACGGAACGTGTCGCTGTCGAACAGCGTGAACGACGTTCCCGGCGCATAACCGGTATTGGTCGCGTCCGGCCACTTTCCTTGAAACGTGACCGGCGAGCCGGTGAGCGTGTAGCTGCCGGCCGAGACAATGGCCTTGCCCGCTAGCCCCGCCGAACCGCCGGTGATGGTGTAACTACCGGCCGAGAGAATGGCCCGGCCTGCCACCCCCGCCGATGAACCGGTGAGCGCATAGCTACCGGCCGCCGCCGTGAATGTGGTGCCGCCCGCAGCCGCCGCCGTGAACGCGATCACAAGACCGGAACGGGCTTGCGGCGTGCTGCCTACGGTCTGGGTAAAGGTGGAGCCATAAGCGGTGGAGCCGTTCGCGGTAACAAGCAGATAGGCCGACACCGACACGTCAATGGTGCCAACGCCGCCAAATTCCAGATCGGTGAAGCTATTGCTGGCCGTGCCGGTGAAGCCGGTCAGATTGCTGCCGGCGGAAAACCCCCAGCCACCGACCAGCAGCCGGTCGCCCGCAGTCGGTGTAATGTTGGGCGTTGCCTGCGTGCCGCCCGATGCCTGCGTGAACGTCCCGTTGGATATGTCGTAAGGCGTCGGATTAACGCCGGAGAATTCTCTTAAGGTCCAACTCGATCGGGTGGCGCTCCCGTCT